AGCGCCAGATCGTTCTGTAACGTGGACTGGCGCCACTGGCGGAGACGTTATACAGTTGATACAGGTTACAGAGGGTGCGTCAGATCATGGATTTTATTCTGGAGAAGTTGTCACATATAATGTGATCAGTGGTTCTTTAGGTCAATTAATTGATGGAAATAATTATTTTGTAAGTCGTGTGAGTTCTAACAATATTCGTCTTGCAAACTCCTTACCAGATTTAATTAATGAAAACTTTGTAGATGCAACTGGATCAGGAACTTTTAAAATATCAGTTCCAGATTTAGCAAATAAAAAATTAGATCATCAAAAATTACTAAAAAGAATTTCATTAAATCCCTTTTTTGATGGAAACCAGTATCAAACCATACCAGGCACAACTGGAATACTAATTAATGGAACAGAGATATCAAATTATAAATCTGGAGATGTTATATTCTTTGGTGGTGTTGAGTCTATTGATGTGTTAGAGGGTGGTTCTGGTTATGATATTATAAATCCACCAAGAGTTGATGTTGAAAGTTTAGCTGGTGTCGGTGTAAGTGCAACACCTGTTATTAAGGGTCAGATTGAGAGAATTGATATTATAGATTCAGGCTTTGATTATGTTGATCCACCAGTTGTGGAAATTAAGGGAGGAAATGGAAAAGGTGCAGTTTTAAGATCAAGATTAAGACAAATAGATCATTTTGTTGATTTTGATGCATCTTCTACAGGTAATGCAATCAATATTGCTGATGATACTATTGGTTTTGGAACATTTCACAAGTTTCGTGATGGAGAACGAGTAATTTATAAAACATTTGGAGCGGGTGCAATTGGTATTGCAAGCGCTGGTATAACAACAACTGCGATTCAAAATACACCTGATCTAAGACTTGTGAATGATGCAATTTATTTTGTATCAAGAATAAATGCTACAACAATTAAATTAGCAAATAACAGAAATGATGCTCTAACTCAATCAAATCTTTTAAATCTCACAGGATTTGCTGATGGGACACAAAGATTTCAAAGTGTAGATAAAAAGTTAGTTTTAGGTGATATTATAGTCGATAATCCAGGCGAGGGATTTGAAAATAAAAGAAGATTAGTTCCTCTAAGTGGTATTAATACTTTTTCAGATTACATAGAATATGATAATCATGGTTTTGAAGATGGAGAACTAATTAGATATTCTAATGAAGGTGCCAGAATAGGTGGTTTAGATACAGATCAAGATTACTATGTTTTAAAATTAAATGATAATCAATTTAGACTTGCATCAGCAGGAATAGGAACTACTCTTTCAGATGATAATTATCAATCGAGACAATTTGTTGGATTAACATCAATTGGTTCTGGAGATCATGTATTCAATTATCCACCAATCACTGTTGAAGTAAGGGGAACAATTGGAATAAACACATCTCATCCTGAGAACTATCATGCACGAGTAAATCCCATTGTAAGAGGGTCTATAACGTCTATAAACATCGAGAAAGCTGGAATAGGTTATGGTGCATCCACAACGTTTAATTTCAGTATACCACCTACAGTTCGTGTATCCTCTGGTTCATCATCTGAGTATAAAGCTATTGTTTCAAACGGACAAATACAGTCTGTGATTGTTACTCGATCTGGTGGAGAATATACATCCACTCCAGATTTGACTATTTTAGGTGATGGTGTTGGTGCTCAGGTTGTTTCGTCAATCAGTAATGGAGTTGTTGATAGTGTTACAGTTAAGAATGGTGGAGTTGGATATACTACGTCTTTAGTTGGAGTTCAAGAAAATTTACCTGGCTCTGGAGTTGTATTTCTACCTAAAGTTAGATCTTGGCAAATCAATAATGTTAAGAGATATGAGGATATATTTTATGGAGATGATGGATTCTTAAGTCGTGGTGATAATGATGAGGGAATTAAATTTACATCATTCTATGCTCCTAGAGGTCTTAGAAAAATATTAAAACAAAAAAATAGTGATGGAACGATTGATTATACTTCAAATGATTTAAATCTTTTAAATAACGCAGAACAAGTATCTTTAAATCACTCACCGATCATTGGTTGGGCTTATGATGGTAATCCGATTTATGGCCCTTATGGTTATGATCGTAAGGATGGTGGTATTGTAAGAATTATGAGATCTGGATATACTCTCAAAACATCAAGAGAGAATGGGCCTCCAATATCAACTTTTCCACTTGGATTTTTTATTGAAGATTACGAATATACTGCGGATGGTGATTTAGATGAAAATAATGGAAGATATTGCATTACTCCAGATTATCCAAAGGGAACGTTTGCTTACTTTGCAACAATTAATCCAAATGAAAATGAAACAAGCGGAACATTTAAAAATTTCCGTTCTCCAGTATT